TTCTAACGTTACGCACGCCCTGACGAAGATTGCCAGGAGCGTTCCTAACACCTTCTGAAAGACGTTTCTTAGCCACGTATGCCGCGTTCTCACCACGGACCTGAGCCTGGAATTTAGCTTCTTTTGCAACGTCCCCAAGGCCCTGAGCTCCTAAACGTGCCCTCTTCGCAAGACCAGAAGCAGCGCCACGGACACCGGATGCTGCTCTAGAGGCAGCGCCTCTAACGGCGTTTCCGCCCTTGGTGTAATATGCGGCGTTACCGGCCGCTCTCATAGCTCCGGTTCTAACGTTACGCACGCCCTGACGAAGATTGCCAGGAGCGTTCCTAACACCTTCTGAAAGACGTTTCTTAGCCACGTATGCCGCGTTCTCACCACGGACCTGAGCCTGGAATTTAGCTTCTTTTGCGATATCGCGGGCCCCCTGCACCGCATTTCGGAAACCTTTGTTGTGTTTATAAGCAAGATAACCGGCGCCAGCTAACGCCGCTGCACCACCAACCGCGAGGGCAGCTTTCTTGAGTTTAGCTCTTCTGGCCGCCTTCTGTTCCGGAGTTGCCGCAGTTCTTCCGTTACCACGACTCCCAACGGAGCTATATGACTTGCCGTCGCCAACGCCGTAGCGTCTTTTGCCCGCGGACGTATAAGATCCGTTCGAATTTTGGAACCGGCGTACGCCCCATTTCATGCCCTTGACGCCGAAGTGAGCAATGTAGTTCCGGTAATCATTTTGAGAATAAAATGTGTTGTTCATGAGTTTCTCCCTTATCTGCTATTAGCTGCCCCGCGCCGCTTCAGTTCATCGGTTATAACTTTCTTGGCATAATTCTTAGCGGCCGTCTTAGCTCCAGACCAAACCAAATTGTTGACTATTTCTTCAGCCACGTGACGTCCGTACGAAATCGTCTTGCCGTTCGCTCGCTTCCATGGCAGCGAATATGACTCCCTGCCAGTGAGCATTTCGATGGCTTTGTCCTTGCCCTTTTTCTGTCTCACTCGGTCGTAATACTTCTCAAACGTTCTGCTGTTTTCCGCTGCAGCCTTGTATTTATTCTTCGTGCGCTTACGATTCGAATATTTCGCCAACTCGTCATACATCTCGGCATTGACGCGGTGCACCCGGGCGTTGCGCTTATTTCCGACCGTCATGCTGGCAAAATCTCCCAGGCTCTTTGCCCCGGCAAGTTCCTTAGCTCGTGCAACATTCTGCCTAGCTTCCCGGTCTTGCTCGATCGCGTTTCGCACCGCGCGGTTTGCGGCTGCTTTGTAACCTTTGGCAACGATTTCACTAGCTTTCTGCTTAATAGATTTACGCGACCCCGTGTTCTGGGTTTTTCGCACGCCCCACTTCATGCCCTTAACGCCATAGTGGGCAAGGTGGTCGTCATCCCTATAAAATGTGTTTCTCATCAGTCTGAATTACCCACCCTTCCGTGTTTCACGTTATAAAAAACACCAGCGACCGTGGCGGCGCTAGCGGCTATACCGGCAAGACTACCGGCAACTGACAATATGTCCTGGACTTTATCGTATCCAGTGGCGATTGTACTGGACGATAACCGGTCGTACTCTTGCTCTAAACGCATCCGTCGAATGGCAGAATTTAAATCTGCTTCAGACATTTGGCTAGATTTGGACGGCTGTTTACGGCGTTTCATGTCAGCCAATCTGCCCATAGCGTTGGACGCTTCATCAATACCTCGCTTTACTTCTCTTGTGGTTCTCTCGGCGGCGGATTGCTGTGGCTTGTCTTTACCAGTTTTCGTATTCGGGATGATCCACTTGCTGACTTTGTCTTTGGCATGCTGGAACGGGTTTTTACCGGATCCACGCGGGTATCGCCCGGAGTTCTGATTGCCAATATGCGCGAGGTAATCTTCGTCTCTATAAAATGTGCTCATAACTATCTCCTTGAATTGCCGAGCTGTATCGCTTCTTCCCTTTCTTTGGAGCTAAAGTTTTCAACAGGAGTTTCCGTGTAGTATCGAGCTCGCGTTCGCCACTGGTTTCTCGCTTTGTCGGCAAGTCTAATGTCTTTTAGATCTTCTCGCGTGTGCCATTTAATATTTTCCCGAGCCGCTTCATGTTCTCTGCCTTTGTAGAATCCTTGCGCTTTGTACGTCTCGGCCAAATCACGAGCGACGCGGTCCCCGTTTTCGTGAAGGCGACGAAGCCATTGTTTGTGGCTTTTCACCGAATCGGCATAAATCGCATCCCACTCATCGGCTTTTTTGTTTGCTGAATTCGCCGCACGCGAATAAATGGCTTGTTCTTTTCTCCCGCGTCGATTCAGTTGCCCTCTACGATTTCGGTATCTGCTTCTTTTAGCTCGTTCTTTACGAACACCCCACTTCATACCCTTGACTCCGAAGTGGGCAAGGTAATTGCGATAGTCGTTGTTCGAGTAAAAAGTTCCCATTTTGACTCCAATTATTCAAATGCGTCTTTGTTTAGTTTGTAGGCAACCCACGCGTCCATCATCGCCGCAACGTTATCAATCTTTTGCTCATACCGCTTCTTAATAATCTTTCGGTTGCCATTCGTGTCTTGCATAACCACGCAGTTACCCATCGTGAACTGCATAAGACGCTCGTCAAACAAAAGAGCCCGTTCTCTGGCAAGCAACTTTAACTCGCCAAGAGGCACGGACTCGGTCTTTACGCCCTGTATTACTTTTTCAACTCCAAAATCTCCGTTCTCCAAAGACCACCGTTCAACAAATGCGCGTGCATTATACGGGTCGTAGCCGAAGCATCTGACGTCGTACTGCATCTGCTGGATGTGAGCATCGAGATCGTCATAAACCTGCATCATGTCCAAGACGACGCCGTCAAGAATTACGAGAGATCCTTCTGCTATGAACTTGTCGTATTCGCTTCTCAGCGAGGCATGCAGGTGGGAGAGAGTTACACTGGAAATGTAGCTGCGCGTCTTTATACCGTAGGTTCCATTGCGGAGCGGGAACAAGAATGTGAACGCGCAGAAGTCATTACCCTGAGATAAATCAGCCCCAAGGGCACACGGCATCTGCCAGTAAGAGCGCTTGGGGTGAGTGAACGTTTCTTCGAATGTGAAGAAATATGTGTAGCCTTCCAGGGGAATGCCAAATCTTTTAGCGATGATGTCGTTCCTAGTCGATGGGTTCTGTTCAGATCTTTCGACATCCCGTTGATATGTTTCATACGTAACAGTGATTCCCAGGTTGGGATTCGCCTTTATCCACGTTGCTGGATTCGCAACCTCCTTAATGTCGTCGAGCTTATACCACCAGATTGACACATGCGGGTTCGGGTATTCGCCCTTCAAGATCTTAGTCAATTCCATTTTGACGGTATCACCAGGTCCGTTTCGAACGTTACCTTCGGAGCTTGTCGCGATGATTAGGTAATCTTTCATCTTTGACGCACCCTGCTCAATGGCCCCAACCGGATCTTCTCGAATGTCAACCGAAAGCCATTCGTCAACGCTGTTGTACTTAGACCTCAAGCCCTGTAACTTGTCAATCGACATCGGAAGCACCTTGAGTATCGAATTCGTTAAGAAATTCTGGATGCCCTTCTTAGTAGACGCTAATTTCTGACGATTTGCCCTGGAACCTCGGGTGTTGAAAATTGAATCGTCGGTTAAGAGCTTGAACACCGGCCCGCGTCGTCTAGTCATAGCCGTGATAAGCGGTCCGAGAACTTCCTCGGCCTGCTTCATCGTGGGGGCCGTGGTAACTCCGGTTGTTGCAGATCGATCTACAACCAGTCCGTAGCTTTGCATGCAGGTAAGGTACAACGTTTTGGACGCGCCTCGCCCGACAATAAGGTATTGCTTGTTACGTAATCGCTTCTTAACTTTCCTGAGCACATAACAGCCTCGTCCTCCACCAAGACCGTTCGGTGCCCACACATTTCGCTCCTCAAACTCATACCAGCCAAGCACATCCTCGGCCCAGAGCTTGAACGTATCGAGCAAGTTTAACGGCGAGCCATCAGTTAAAGTCAGCTCGTTTTCGCAAAATTTAATCCAGCCTTCTACAACACTTCCGTCATAGTAGTAATTGGGATTTTTGATCAACCCGTCGATCAAGTTCATCTGCATAGAGATTTCCTTGTTGACTGGTATCAATCCGAGTAAAACTTTTTGCCGAAATTCACCGTAATACTTTGGCGTTGCTGTGTTAGACAGCAAAAATTAATCCCCCTTCACAGATGGAAACTCAGCTTCTGTATAATTACGCCATTCGAACTCCTGAACTTGTGCCTTCATAGACTCAAGAACAAAAGAAGACGTCGGAGGATCCAAAGCCATTTTGACTTTCATCTGCATATAGCTTTTAATCGAGTGAAGAAGTACGCCGTTCGTTAAATACTCAGACCACGTCGTCGAATCGTCCTCGATATAAAAACCTTCTTTTGGCCCAATGCCAAGCTGATGCAAAATCTGGAACACCGAGTTTATCTGCTCGATAATCTGCCCGTCGAAATGCGTATCTTCATCCGAAGGGCCTAAGTAGTCCTTTACAGACTGGAATATGCTCTCTTTCACCATAATTTGGTATCTCCTGCTTTGCGCTCACCCGTGAGCGTCAATAAATCCGGGTCTGCTTCGTAATGAATAACACGGTGCGTCTTTGTTGAGGTAAGTACCACATTCTCCGGGTCGAATATGCACGACCGTCGCTCAATGACATCGTCCAAGGTTAATGGATTGATGTGATGAATGAGTAAACCGCCGTGTAACTCGTATCCGTCCATCGCCAAGTCGTTTCCATTGTCTCTGATTATGATTTTGTTGCGAAATTGCTTCCACTCTGGAGATCTATACAGTAGCTGATTGTAATATCGCTTCGATCCCCATAGATCATCGCCAACAATCTGCCTGGTCATTAGGTATTTGACTCGTTCCTGGAACGTAGGGATTTTGATTAAGTCTGAATAGCACTTATACATTGGCGTCTTCCACCTCGCCGTTGTATTCGCGGAATGCAGACATCGCGTTGACAAACATTTCCTCCGTTTTCTGCTGCGCTCGGTACATTTCGGTCTTAGCTTTGGACAATTCGATTTTGCACATCGCTTCCTGCTGCTCAAGGTACTCTTTATTAGATCCGGCTCGCAGAAATAAGCAAATCATCTCCGAAGATGCGGATCCTTCGCGCAATCTTCGCTCTGCTTCGGTATAAGCAAGGTCGATCAGACGCCTTTCACGGGCTGCTCCGGAAAAATCGGGGCGTGTTTGGATCTGATTCGGCATGCTTTCTACCGGATCTGGTTCTCTTTTTCGCCTCGCCATATGACTTCATCTCACTTTCTTGTAACTTTACATGCCCTTTAGCCGGCCGCTGGAACGGTGAAACAACATCTTCTAGGAGGTATATGAAGCGAGCATAGGAGTGCAAGAAAGGAGATAACAGCAACTTCTCACGCCCAGCGACCTGCTAAAAGCCATGTAAATAAAAATTTTCCTCCAGGATTCTTCACCCCGGAGGCATTTTGAAG